TCTAATATAAATCATTTAGGAGATGGTAATGAAGAAGCAGGTTGTCGTTGTATAACAACTAAAGAAATTAATTATTTAAATTCTCGTGGTGGCAATAATTATGATTATAAAAATGTATCTGTATAAAAATAATAAGATTATATTAAATAACTTTTTTCAATTAATAAATTATGAATTTTTTAATTGAAACAAAACAAGAATATACAATTCATCTTGTAAATTCAATTACGACTTTAATATATGATGGTTTAGCAAATATATATGAAGAAGCAAAAAATAAAGCAGCACAAACATCTAAGAATAACGAAGAGTTAAAAATATTTCAATTGCTATTATCAAGTGTTCCAAAATGGAATCCAAATATAATTGATTCTGAATATCAGCGAATTATACGATTAAATACTTTAGGTAAAACAATTGAAGATTTATTAAAAGCAGTTATTAAATCAAATATTATTGTATTAACAAATATTAATATAGATTATGATGAGAAATTATTAAAAGATTTGAATATTCAAGATGATTTTAAAAATTTTATACATTTTGTATATATAGAATGTGCAAGAGCATTTTATAATTCACCTTTCTTATTTTCTCACCGTGAATCATCTATTGATATTAAACGTAATCAAACAAAAATATTAGAAATGATACAATTTTGTATAAAAGATGCAATACGAAAAATGATACCATTACAAGTTACTATAAAAACATATTTAGATAATAAACAAAATAAGCTTCCATGTGATTTGCAATCTGAAAGTAAACAATTAATGGAAATATTAAAATCAGAAAAAAATAGACGAACAGAAGTAACACCATCATCACCAAAACAATTAGCAGATGTATTAGCAGCAACAACATTAATGTCAGATGATTATAATTCAGATTCATCAAAAGGTGGTAAAATAAATAAAAATAATAAAATATTAAAAAATAATAATAAAATTATAGAACTTAGTGAGCAGACATTACGAAGTTCTATTTTAAATATAGATACAGAAAATGAGAATAAAAATATATTTATTTTAGATTCTGGTACAGCAAATAAAAATATTAAAAATAATAAAAATAATATTTCTGAATCTTCTGCATATTATGAAAATAATAAAAATAATGTCATAGAAGAATATAGTAATAAAAATAATAAAAAACAATATATATCAAAAGAATTACCAATATTAAAAGAAACCGAAGTATCTTCTGAAAATTCTGAAAAAAATAATAAGGGTAAAAATTATAAATATTTTTCCCATTTAAATGTATAAAATATGAACGAATCATTTAAATATATACAACAACCATTTGTATTATCTATAATTGGTGCATTAATATATTATATTGTAGAAAGATGTGATTGTTATATCAATGCTAGGAAAACATCATCATTAAATAGAAGAACAATTTTAGTTTTTATAATATTGATAATATGTTTATATATTATTACTATTGAAGAAAATGTAGAAACACAAGATGTATTCACAGATGCAGCAAATTTTTAATAAATTTTCTATATACTGATATTATGAAAGAAATATCAGTAGCTGGTAAAGTTGTTCCTGTTAAAGATTTTGATATGAATAAATTACGTTATGCTAAAGACGGAAAATTTTTAAATCCACGTATTTGTATTATTGCCAAATCTGGTAGTGGTAAGAGTTGGATAGTACGCGATATGCTTAGCGTAATTAATGATATTCCATGTGGTATTATAATTGCTCCAACTGATAAAATCACTAAATTTTATGATGATATCTTTCCATCATCATTCATACATCATGAATATAAACCTGAAATAATTGCTAATTTAATAGATAGACAGCAGCGTATTTTAAAAAAAAATATAAAAAGAAAAGAGCAAGGAAAAGAATTAATTGATCCTCGAGTTTTTCTTATTATGGATGATGTACAATCAAAAAAAAATGAATGGATCCATGATTCAAATGTTGTAAGTATATTAACAGAAGGTAGACATATGGCTATTACATTTTGTCTTGTTTTACAATATTCAATGTCAATACCTCCTGAATTACGATCACAATTTAATTTTGTAGCTTTATTGGCTGATGAAAATTTTTCAAATCGAAGAAAATTATACGAACATTATGCTGGAATATTTCCAAAATATATGATTTTTGAAAATTTATTTATGCAATTAACAGATGATTATGGAACAATGATAATAGATAATAGTAGTAATTCTAGAGATTTAAATGAAAGAATTTTTTGGTATAAAGCTAAAGCTAAAACTAGCTTTCCAATTTGTAGTTCAAGATTCATAAAATTTCATGAAGAAAATTATCAAAAAGAAGATGAAAAGAAAAAAAATATTTTTGATATAAATGATTTATGTCAAAATAATAAAATAAATATTCTTGTTAGTAAAATAAAAACACATAAATAATAAAATTTATTAAAAATTGAAAATTAAACTATTTATTATACATATAAATATTTTAATCAAAAAATGACGAATATTGATATATTGCTTGAAGCAGCTTATCAACTTGAATCGAAAGAATACTTAAATAATTCATTAGATTTAATTACAAATTTAGCAAACATTTTAGATAATTCCGATGATATATTAGATGAAGAATTAGTTACTTCAGATAATATGAATAAATTATCGTATAGATCTCAATCTAGGTCACCAACTGGTAAATTTCTTCCAAAGAAATATGATAAAAATCAATCCAAATACATTAGTGTATATAAGAATGAAAATAGATGGACGGTATGTTATAAAAGACAAAAAACTAGATTTAATACAAAAGAGGAAGCAGAAAAATTTTTTATATCTGAATGTATAAAAAATAATATTAATCCTAAATCAAAAATACGTGAAGGGTGTAAAAAAAATTAATTTATAAAATAGTATATAATTGATTTAGATATAATATATCTGATTTACGATCATTTTCTAATTTTTTTTGAATTTTATAATTTTCAATTGCAGAATATACTATTTTTGCAGATGAATTCATGCATGTACAGTGAGTACAACCATGAAATACATTAGTACGATTTGCATTACGACCACATGCACATATCATAATAGATCTATTATGATATTCGGGATTATGGATAATATTATAATTTTCAAATTCATCAGGTCTACATGCAGGACATAGATTATATTTAATTATATCAATTATTAGAATTGGATATGGTATGTCATTTTTATTATTGTTATCATTAAGTGTATTAAAAAATGTTTTTATTATAGATTGTTTCTTATGGCTTCTTGTCATAATATCATAGATAATATATTAAATACTTAAGTTATATAATATATTTTTCAATTTTATATTATATAAAAATATATTGTGTATAATATCATATAATTATGCGGTTATTAGTAACAGGAGGATGTGGCTTTATTGGTGCAGCATTTTGTAGACGTATCAAAAAACAACATCCTTATTTAACTTTAGTAAATATTGATTATTTATATCCGTGTTCTACACTTTCATCAGATTTAACAACATCTCATGATAATTATACGTTTGTTCACGGTGATATAAAAAACAAAGAATTATTAAGCAGTCTACTACAAGAACATAATATTGACACAGTTATACATTTTGCTGCTCAATCACATGTTGATACATCTTTTACAAACCCATTATTGTATACATATGATAATACAATTGGAACACATATTCTATTAGAGGCATGTAGAATATATGGAAAAATTAAAAAATATATTCAAATTAGTACAGATGAAGTATATGGTGAAAATACAAAAAATGTACACAATAACATGTCTGTATTTACGGAAACATCTTTATTAAAACCAACAAATCCATATGCTGCATCTAAAGCATCTGCGGAAATGTTTGTACATTCTTACATTCATTCATATAATTTACCAGCAATTGTAATTCGATCGAATAATGTGTATGGTCCAGGACAATATGATGAGAAAGTATTACCTAAATTTATCTTTCAGTTATTAGATAATCAAAAATTAACAATTCAAGGATCAGGTCATCAATTAAGATCATTTTTATATGTAGAAGATGCTGTAGATGCAATATTATGTGTAACGTTTCAAGGTAAGATAGGTGAAATATATAATATTAGTTCAAATGATGAAATTTCAATTAGAACATTAGCAACTAAACTACTAGCTGAATTAAAACCAAATGAAACAATTGATGATAATATTATTTTTATCGAAGATCGTAATTTTAATGACAAACGTTATTGGATTGAATCTGAACCGTTAAAACAACTTGGTTGGAAACAACAGTGGTCTCTTGACCAAGGTTTAAAAGAAACAATTAATTGGTTTAAACAAGTAGATAGAATAAATTATTGGGTAGGTAATTCAAATAATAAAAAGGCATTAATATGGGGTTCACGTGGTTGGATTGGTACACAATTTAAACAAGTATTACTTAATAAAGGTTGGCAAGTAGTAGAAGCAAACACAAGAGCAGATGACAAACAATTAGTTATACAAGAAGTAGAAAAAGTACGACCATCTCATATAGTAAGTTTAATTGGTAGAACACATGGTGGTAATTATACTACAATTGATTATTTAGAACAACCAGGTAAACTAAAAGAAAATATAAACGACAATTTATATGGTCCAATTGTGTTAGCAGGAGTTGCAAAAGAAAAAAATATTCATATGACATATATAGGAACAGGATGTATTTTTGAATATGATGAAAATCATACACCAGTTAATGTAGGATTTACAGAAACAGATAAACCAAATTTTTTTGGATCATCATATAGTATAGTAAAAGGATTTACAGATAGAATTATGCAAGAACAATTTTCCGATACATGTTTGAATGTAAGAATCCGTATGCCAATTTCTTCTGAAGATAATTCCAGAAATTTTATTAGTAAAATTATTGCATATAGTAAAATATGTAGTGTACCTAATTCGATGACAGTATTAGATGATATATTACCAATTATAGAAAATTGTATGGACAAAAAAATCAAAAAGACATTGAATGCAGTAAACCCAGGATTAATAGATCATCGAACAATATTAGAATGGTATAGAGCTTTACAAAATCCAGATCATACATGGGAAGAAATTAATACAAGTACTTTAATAAATACGTGTGTTAAAGGTGCTAGAAGTAATAATAAGTTAGATACAACTTTAATAGAATCATATTGTCCAAGTATACCCAATATTAAAGATTCAGTGCGATTTATTTTAGAGAAATTTATGTTTCGTCCTAGGTTATAATAAAAATTGAAAAATTAAATATATAATAAATATATTTAATTTATAAAATATAATATGGAAACTACAGAAGAATTAACGGGAACTGAAAGAATTACATTTATAGATAGATGTAATAAGATATTTAAGGATAGGATTGATAAATATAAATTACCATTTGATGATTGGGAAATATATACTGTTCAATTAAATAACAAAGAATATGATATAAAATATACAGATAAAGACGGAAACCCATTTAGATTTATAAAATGTAAAGGTAATGATGATAATGATTCACCAAATTTAGTTGCATGGGCAGGAGTATCATTAAAATCATTTTGTAATACGTCTCGTATTATAATGAATAATATAGAATCTTTAAAAAATTGTTATCAAGCAATATATATAATATGTTTGGAAAATATAAAAGATATCCAACTTGAGTGTTTTCCAAGTAGGGATGCAAAAAATAAAGCATCTACAATAACTGGATCAGAAGATGATCGTGAATTAACATTTGAATCAAAAAAATATAAACTTACTGACCCAGCAGAAAATTATGAATGGATCGCATTTAAAAACGAAAATGAGATATCTTTTCAAGAAAAGAGTAGTTATATTTTTGATAAAATAATACGTGCAATAAAATTAGAGAATAATCATAAATTAGAGAATGTTCATATTTTAGGTAAATCAGCTGGTGCTGGTATTGCAATACATATTATGAATAAAGATAATATCTATACAGGATTATTTCTAGCAGTACCATCTAGTCCATTAAATGTACAATTATTACGTGAATTACCAAAAGAGAGATTACAAAAAATAAAATTTAGGTTTATGTGGATTGAAGAAGATGCAATGGCTTTTGATTGGCAAAGAGATAGATTACAAAAAATAAAATTTAGGATTGAAGAAGATGCAATGATTTTTGATTGGCAAAAAGATCGTGGTATTGATCTAGAACATAAACAAAGAAATACATATGAAAAAAATGTTTATGATTCTGAAATGAAAAGTATTAAAGAAAAATTATCTGATAATAAATTAGATTATAAATCATATATATATAATGGTATTGAATCAGGACCTAATGAAACAAAATCATGTAGTCCCGGACATCATGAAGTACATAAAGATTTTCTAGAAACTTTATGTGATTCATTTATAGACGATTTATAATTATGATGGGGTATATGATGGGGTATATGATTGTACACGTGAAGGTGGCCATATTAGTGGACCAGCATATGTACCACCTATTGGATTAAAGTTTAGACATGTAAGTGAACATGCACATGTAGCCATTATTACGACTAAACATAAAAATGATAATATAATACCGACACTACTACCTACAACCAAATTTAAATTTATTAATTGCTTACCAATAGTTGATACAATTTCATTTTCATTACTAATATATGTGGATTCAAGTATAATAATTACAATACTTATAAAAACCATAATACCAATTAAATATGGTAAAATACGTATTGATAAGAGGATAGCAGGTGAATAACTTTCTAGTTTAGATTTAACATCATTTTCTACCTCTTTTGTAGTAGTAGCATGTGTTGGTGTATTCATATATATATATAAATTAATTTAAAATTGTACTCTTGTTTCTTTAACTTTTTCATCATAAAAATCACCAGTCCATGGTTCGGCATTTTCAAACATATTACCAAATAGATCACTTAATGGCGGTGGATTTTCTTGATCTTCTTGAAAAGTACGTGGTATATATTTATATATTATTTGAGAATTATCTTTTTTAAAATACATACGAGTAAAACCCATAGTTATTAATATAACACCAAATGTAAATATAACAAAATTGTTCATATTTTATAATATAAAATAATTTTATATTATAAAATTCATTTATTTTTTAATCCTGCAGCTAACATTTCTTCATATACTTTTTTAGCCTGTTCTAATTCTTTTTTAATTTTTTCATTCTTTTGTTGATATTTATTAACTTCATCTTGTGATTTTTGTAATTCAACTTTATCTATTTTAATTTCTTTCTCTTTTAATTGTATTTCTTTTTCTTTCTTTTCTAATTCTGCTTTTTTATCGACTTTTTCTACAATATTCATATTACTTGTACTACTTAGTTCATTCATATTTTCTAAAACATCCGTTTTATTTAATGAATCTGCATATTGTTTTTCTTCTGCATCGTCATCTACAGTTTCTCCTTTAGCTCTACGTTCATCACGCAATTGACGTCTTTTTTCTTTACCTTCATTTTCTTTTAATGCTTTTAATATCATCTCATTTTTTCTTTGTTCATGAAATTCTTTTGCTTTTTCTTGATTTTCTAAATATCCTTTCATCATGTTATTTAATCTTTGATTTTGATAATTTTGTTCTTTTGCATTATCTGGATTATCTTCAAATGGTAACCATTTACCTACTTCTCCAACATATACACTAATATGAGGATCAATGTTTCGTAAATAATCACCGCGTTTTTTAGCTTCTTCATAAGATTCATATGAACCACGTACTTTTAATGTATGCATTGTTGTAGGTTCTTTGAAATTTTTTGGTGTTAAAATGCTAATGCAAACAAATTTTTGGTTATTAATAACAGGATCTTCATATAAATAGTCTTGTGTATCTGACATTTTTATATATAAATATAATTATTCATTACTTTATATATAATTATAATTGATCTCTATCATAATTTATAAGATTTTGTTCACCATAATCTAAATCTTCTTCATCAGTTGGTTCCATATCAATAGCATCTTGTTCTTCTTTAAAATCATCAGTTAATTCATTAATTTTTTCTTTTTCAACATCCGGTAATTTTTGTAAATCATCTGGTGTTGGCATATCAGAATCTACGCCATTTGATTTATCTATATCATAATCATTTGTATTTGTATATAATATTAATAAAAATTTATTTATTTCATAATTATTTTTTATTTCATATTCTTCCCACATTAAATTGAATATTAAACTAATTAAATTCGATAATATTATATTTGTTTTATCTGTGTTCATATCAAGTAATTTTATCAAATCTAATAATAAATATTTAATTAAATTATTATAATTATTGACAATTACATTCGAATCAATATATTTATTATTTATAACTTTAATTTCTTTCATAGGTATAATTTTATAACTAGAACAAGTATTTTTCCAATTTTGTAAAAATAATTCATAATCATTATTTAATATTTTAAGATTAATTAATCGTGGAATAAATTCATTAATTAATACATATTCTTTATTTTTATTAACATCACTTTCTTTTTCTTTTTGTTTAATTGCTTTATTACGAATAGAATAAATTATTCGTTGAAATTTTTCAATTAATATTTTATCTTGTTGTATTTTATCTACTATTATTTGATTTGTTTTTTCTAAATTATTATATAATATATCACCACGATAATTATTTTCAGTTAAAAGTTGTTTTTCTAATGGTAAAATATTCATATATTTATTATACAAGCCCATATATTTAATTTTATCAGCCAATGAATATTTAATAATTAAATATTGATAATTTTTAATTTCAACAAAATCAGTTGTTGGTGTTTTATATCCTAAATATGCTAATGTATATATATCATAATATCTTTCTGTTACATTTTCTCTATAAATTATTACATCTTTTTTTGTAATTGCATCGTTATATTTTATTATTATTTTATCAACTTTGAATGGTGTAATTGAAAATCCTGCAATATCATGATTGATAATAAAAATAGATTTTCGTAAATAAAAATCTTCAATAAATATAGATTGATTTGTACTTACATATTTTTCTAATTTTAATAAAAATGTTTCTAATACATCATCAAATGATAACAAGTCATTTTTTAAGTTATTATATGTTTTATCTAATTTATTTATAATTTTTTGTTTTTTATTTTCTAATTTTAATATTTCTTTTTTTTGTTCTTGCATTTTAATTTTCATTGTTTCAATGTATTTTTCTTTAATTTTATATAATTCCGATAATGTACTTTTATCTAATGTAAAAATATTAATATTTAATTTAATTAATGATTGTTCATGTTGATAGAGATAATATAAATTTTTACGTATCATATTATTTATTTCATCTGAAGATAATTTGTATGTATCATTATCTAATTTTTTAGGAAAATATCTTCTATAAATATACATAGATTGAAAACGTGGAGGTATTACATTGTAATATGTTGTATAATTAAATTTACCATCAATTAATTGATAAGTTTGTTTGGTAGTTACTATTTTTTTAGACAAGTTATTTTGTAAATTATTTATTTTCTTTTGACTAGCATTACGTAATTGTGTTAATATTTTTTCTGAATTATTTTGATTATATACATTAGATAATTTAATAAAATAATTATTTTGTAAAATAGTATATAAATAATTTGATGATTTTTGTTCTCTATCGACAATAATTGCTAATATATGTACCATTGTATGCATTATATGTAATCTATCTATTGGTGGAATATTTTTTTTAATATCAATATCTTTGTTTTCTATTTCATATACTTTATATCGAATCATCATTGATGACATATAATATATGACATATCCCATTAATAAATAATTACCTAAATAAACAAGATCATTAGTGGTATTAATACGTAATTTAATATTATCCAATGTATTTAGACCATATTTTTCAAATATTAAAATATTAATTAATTTATCTGGATTAAATGTAATAATATTTGAATTACTTATATCTAATAACATTAATACTGCGATGTGTGACAATATAGTGTTATATTTTCTACGTTTAAATTTATCTGTATCACGACTAGAATATGTAAAAATATCATTTTCAACTGGAAATGTATAATATTCACTGTATTTTGTACCAATTGCATTACTTATCATATTAAAATTGTTATCAAATTCACTTGGATTTTGAACACGTAATTCTTGTGATGATAATAATATATCTAATAATTGCCGAATAGTTTCTCGTCTTTTTAAAATAGCAGATGATTTAATACCAATATATTCAGATAAATTAAAAATGCTACCCATTCTTTCGATAATTTTATCTAATGACATAATGGCTTTACTAAATTTCGAATATCGTACTTGTTGGTCAAGTGGTGTTTTTGATTCAGCAGTTATTTTAATTAAATCATCAAATTGTTCAATATATTTTTCTATATTTACAAATTGTAGACAACTTTTACAAATAAAATTTGTATTTTTCTTATCTATAATATATTTTTTATAGAAATCATTTAATTTTTTAGTAAATGTAGTTGGATCTTTTTCACGTAATCGTTGTATTTCATTTAATGTTATTGTATGTTGACATACTGCATTAAATTTTTCTAATTCAGTTTCTTGAATTATTCTTTTTTTATTAATATTAATTTTTATAATATTAATATTATTCTTTGGTTGATATGTTGGTAGTTTAATTAAGTCTTTTTTAGAAAATACAGTATCTCTATTATCCGATATATTTAAACGTTGAGGTAAATATGTATAATATCTTGCATAATTAATTTTTGCTAGATAATTTGAAAATTGTGGAATAGGAACAAATCGTTTTGTAATGATATCGAATATTTGATTAGATTGATATAGAGTTAGTGGGGCAAATTGTTTATAGACATTAATAATACGATTAAATGTTAATTTTTCAACAATAGTATATATATTACCAATTAATTTTTTAAAAAATTGTGATTTATCAATATTATTAATATTTTCATATTTATCCCCAATAAATACATCTGTTGATCTATCAAAAATCCAAAATGGTGTTTTTTTACAATTTTTATTGTTAATAATTATATCTTCTAATATTTTATTGGTTACTCTATAACCATTTTTATTATATTTACGAACATTTACCATCTTATTTAATTTTAAACAACGAATATTATATGGTAAAAAATTAATATATTTTGGTAATGCAATACCAACTATATTACAATTAAAATTATGTTTATTTTCAATATGGTAATTGTCATTCGATATAATTCTCCAATTTATATTTTTATTTTCTTGATTTTTATGAAATCGAAAATTTGTATAACGTAATGCATCTGTTACATATGTATGTTTATGACTAAATCCGTCATGGCTATAATCATGATAATTAATATATGGATAAATTCGAAAGGATAATAATTCTGAAAAAGAAGTAACATTTTCGGCATTTATTCTTCCTATATCAACAAATTTTTTCATTATTTTCATTTCTTCAATATCATTATAGGGTATTGCTTGTTGGTCAAATAAAGGTTGATAATATAATTTTTTAGTTAATTCATTTCTAGCATGTTCTGTAACTAAATGGATTTTATTTATAATATAATTTAATTTAGTATCAACTTTTTGATATGTTTTTTGGTTATTTTTTTCAGTTACTTCTGTTATATATTTCTCTTCTTTAACATGAAATCGTAATATTTCATCAGTTATAGGTAATAATATTTTTTTATGAAATAAGTAACTTATTTTTTGATCATCTGATATTAAATTTGATCGTTTTGCAAATTCTGGATTTAAGTTTTCTTCAATATCACCTAAAGTTACAATTTGATAATCTTCAATAAATTTATAAAAATCATCAGGATAACCTTTTTGACGATTTTCAATGTCAAATAACATTTCAATTGATGCAAAATCAATATCTTTTATTCGAGATTCAATTACAGTAATATATTTATATTCAGCATTTACAAAAGTATTTTCTTCTATTATTGTTGCTATTTCTTTCTTATCATTTTTGATATATAATTTTTGATATATGAATGTTTTTAATATATTATGTATATTTTCTTTTTTTGAAATGTCAAAAAATTTAATAACATTATCTATACCAATTAAATTAAAAATTTGTATAACAGGTGTTGTATCATCATTTATAGGTAAATCTTTTTTATTTTTTAGAAAAGATACTAAAGTTATACAAATATACATATCGTGATATATTCCTAATAAATTGCCAATAATTACACTATCTAATATTGGTAAACTTGAACTAATAACAAATATACTTTCGATAAATTTATCTTTATTTTCGTTATTAAAATCATCTTCTTGTATACCAAAAAATAAAAGTAAATAAAATAATATATATTTTTCAATTATATTTCTAATTTTTATTTTATGTTTATCATTTTGAATATTTTGAAATATTTCGGTATAATCAATTTCAGTATTATTTATAAGTTTATTATAATATTGAATAAATGCAACACTATCTTTTTTTAATATTTTATTAAATTTATATCTTGTTACATAATCTTTAATAAAATTAAATTGAATATCAATAAATTTATCTATTTCATTAATAAACATGATTATCTCTATAATACTAATTTTGGAAAAAAATTACATAAATTTACAGTTAAAGGAATATGGAGTTTATATATAAAATAAAAATGGAGTCTATAAATAATTATTTTACAACTAATACTTTTACAATTCAATCATTAATTAAATATATATATCAGAATATGCCAAATAAATCATATAATCATCGATTACATTATAAAAAATATGAAAGTGATAATTTAATACAATTATTTACAGAATTATCTCAAGAGCATACAAATTGGGATATTTATAATGCGTGTAGGAGTATTATTTTTGAAAATACAACAGGTAAAATTGTAACATATTCGCATCCAATATTAGAATATTTACAATATGATGATGCTCTTCAGTACTTTAATATGAATACTAAATTTACAGAAAGTCATGAAGGTACATTGATTACAGTTTTCTTTTATAATAATAGATGGTATTATTCTACAAGAAGACATATTGATATGTATCAAACAAATAAATATGTATATGGTGTAAAATCAGAATTGTCTCATGGGGAGATGTTTGAGGAAGCACTTAATAAAATCGGTATGACTAAAAATGAATTTGAAAGTAAATTAGATAATACATTACAATATTATTTTGAATTAGTACATTATCAAAATTCATTTAATATTACGTATGAGGATACATTTGGAGAAAAATATGCAAAATTATTTTTACTTTTTATTAAAAATGAAAACAATGAATTAGTAGATAAAACAAATATTAGTAAATTGTTAAACGTCGAAATCAATCAAGAATTATCATTAGATGAAGTAAAAACTAAATTATCAAGTAAAGAAAAGATTGAAGGTTTTATTTTTGAAAGAATTGGCACAAATGGTGATAAAAAAATATGTAAAGTTTTACATCCTGATTACTATTCAATACTAAAATATAGTCCAGGTTTTAAGACAATACAGGAACAGTACATTTATTTATATCAGAAAAATTTGTTAAATGAATATGTAAATTTGAATAATAAAGTAGTGTATACAACGATAGATAATAATAATATTGAAGTTATTGGATTAGTATCTGCATTTTTTACACATACAAGTCAAAGATTATTAGATATTTATTACAAGTTTAATAATAATAATATGGTACATCGTAATGAAGAATTGTTTAAAAAGATATTTATGGATGAAAAGAAATACCCACTTATTTTCTATACGTTAGGAAAGATGAAGGGTATTCACATGAATAAACAAATTAATCTAAATGAAATGCGAAAAATGCTTAAATATAATATGACTACAAGTGATATATGGAAATTAAGCAATGAAATTATTAAACTAGAAAGTGTTGAAGTTGGTTTACTGCATGAGTTATCAAATAAATTAGTAAAGTGCTTTTACTAAAAAATAAAAATTGATAATATAATATTATAAAGTTAATATAATATTATAAAATAAAAATGCATAAATATGATGTATCTGCAAAGATTGTAGAGTATAATAAATGTCATGATAATATTTCTAATTCAAATATTAAGATTGAAATATCAGGTATTACATTTCATTATGCGAATATGTTACGTAGAGTTATTAAAACGTATATTCCAACATATGCATTTCCACCAAACAAAATTAAAATTACAAAAAATACAAGCATTATAAATAACGATCAAATTCGAGAGAGATTTTCCAATATGCCAATTATGTATATTAAAAATACGGAAGATACCGTAAGTGATTTTTTAAAATTATATGATACGAATCCTGTTTCGCTTAAAGAATTTTTACAAACATCAAGTGAAGAAGAAAAAGAGAATAATAAAAATATCAATAATTTTATGACAATGTATATTTCATATAAAAATAATACAGGTAAACTTAAGATGGTTACGACAGATATGGCAAAATTTTATTACAATGGTAAAGAAATAAAATCTCCGTACAAGCTTCCATTTTTGTTAGTTAAATTACATGATAATGAAGAATTCGAATGTACGTGTCAAGCAGAGTTAGGATTAAATTTAGAAGAAAAATTTGATTCACCTGCAATTTATGATCCAGTTGCGGGATGTGCATATGAACAAATAACAAATAGTAAATTTATTATTAATTATGAATCAAAACAGCAATTTGATGAAATTGAAATATTTCGTAGAGCATTATCATGTTTAATTATGCGATTACAATATTTAGATAATATTGTAAAAGAAAAAGTAGAAAAGGATGCATTAAAAGAGGGAATATTAAATATTACGAATGAAGATATGACATTGGGTGGCATATTAGGATATTTAATACAAATGCATAAAGATGTTGAATATGCCGGAGATCATCAACCGAATATTGCAGTACGTGAAATACATATTCGATATAGATGTAAAACAAATATTGTAACTATATTTAGTGAATGTATTGAAACATTGATAGATTCTATTAATCAAATTGCAGCACAATTAAAATTAAAAATAATTGATATTTAAGTTTGTTTATTATGAAAATTAAAAATAATTATAATAATGAAAATAATAATTATTATAATTATTGTAACTATAATAATTATATATAATATTATGTATTCAGATCAAAAAATATATGATATACATCATTTATCATATCCAGTTAATTTTACAAAGAAAATAATAAGTAAAGATCCAAAAATGTATTATTTAGAAAATATTATTACTGATTATGAAGCAAATTATTTTATAGATTTAGCAGAAAAATATAAAACAGATTCAATATTAGCAAGAGATCATACTAAATTAGTAGATATAAAATATCGAACAAGTTCAACAGCATATTTAGAAAAGGGTATGAATAAAAAAGTAAAAATAATAGAAGAAAGAATTGCAAGTTTATTAAATGTTAATTATAAAAAAATAGAACCATTACAAATTGTAATATATGAAAAAGATCAATATTTCAAACCACATTTAGATACATTTTATGAAAATTCAATTGAATTACAACAAGGTGGTAATCGTACACATACAATATTAATTTATTTGAATGATATAGATGAAGAAAGTGGAGGAAAAACGATATTTACGAAATTAAATATGAAATTTCAACCAAAAAAAGGAAATGCAATTTATTTTCAGAATATGATAAATGGAAAAATAGATAATCGATTAATGCATGAAGGTGAATCATTATATAATTTAACTAAAAAATATATAATAAATATTTGGATACGTGAAGAAGAATTTTGGAATTAATTTAATAAAATATTTCTAGATCCATTAATAATTAAATTATTACCTGGAGTCATACGTTTGAATTCTTTTTTAGAATTCTTTTTATTTAATTTATTATCAATTAATTTAATTATAGTATCATATATATCATCTTCTATTTTATTATCATAATATTCTTTTTTATCGTCTTTAACATTAATAAACTTATTAATTGGTATTTGTTTTATATCATTTACATAATCTTTATCAGCTTTTGCCCATTTTACAGCAATATGAATATGATATATATCATTTAAAAAGTTAAAT